TTATAATTTAGATGTATTGTTTTTCACTTCTGCCATATCTTTCTGAATTTGAATGATTGGTTTTACAATAGCTCCTGTATTTTCCGAAATCTGAACCAATTCAAGATAAGATTGTGCTATCAAATCTCGCGTATCATCAGCGATATTCCTTGTTTCCGTATTTATGGAAAGTAGAGCATCTGCTTTTACTGTCAGTAGATTAAGTGATTGAGATTGAATAATATTCTGATTCTTTATCTCTTCTCCTGCAATCTGCAATGCTGTAAACCGCCCGTTCAACTCTTCGCCGGTATCTTGACTCATTGCCTGAAAGCCTTTGGATGAAGCTGACTGCGATGTTGTTTCTTGCGAAATTTTATCATATCCGGTTGCTGCGGCAAGCTCATCACGAAGCTTCATGGCCTCTTCCACCATTTCGTTCCAACCCATAAAATCTCCGTCGCCATTCAGCAATTTATCCATTTCACCAGGGTCTAATTTACCATCATTTTCCATGGAATTACCAAATCTGTCATACCATGCCCTCAGCTTGTCACTAAACTGTTCACCGATGGCATTTGACAGCATTGCCTGCATGAAATATTTGGATATGTCATCAGCAACATCCTCAGCACTCTTCTCCATATCCATCAGACTGCTTACAAAACTGTCATACATGGAATCGAATGACATTCCGGTCAGACCCTCATAAAGATTATCGGTCAACTCCTCCAGTTTGCCGGCCTGCTCAATATAATCATCAAGTTTATCGGTTACACGTTCACCATAACCACCTTTCCCGGCATTCTGCATCTTTGTCCATATATCAACATTACTACGGAGTTTTTCCATCTCTTCAGGTGTCAGCTCCCATAATGAAGAAGTTCCGGTAAAATTCTTGTTTATGTTCTGTTGAATCCATTTCAAGTCTTCGGCAGACCATCTCATGTAGTATTGCCAGCTCTTATGTGAATTATGGTAACCTGCCTGTTCACGGGCGATATTCAGATAATTGGAGTTCTGCTCTTTCTGGTATTCATAAGCACTTCTATACGCAGCTACGGATTTCGTTCCTTTGCTTGCCTTTATCTCATCTGTCAATGATTCGATAGAAGTCTGTAGCGTCTCGTTACGGTCGGCAAGACGATTAATGGAATCCTGTACCTCCTTTGCATTGCTTCCACTCCAATTAATTACCCCACCTAATGATGTGATACTTGTCAAAGCTCCTTTTATTGTTTGCAAACCACCAGTAACAATAGACATTGGTTTCATTAGGTCTATACTTCCAAGTCCATCCAACATCTCGCCAAACCCGGACATTGTTCCCTCCAACCATTCAGGTGTTTTTGTACCAAGCGTTTCCATGATACCGATAACTTGATTACCGGCATCGACATATTGACCTATCTCATCAACGCCATGATGTAAAACGGTAGTAGCTTCCGATATCGCTTTCTGTTTGTTGTTTTTTGCGCTTTCAAGAGTAGCCTTTGCATTCTTCTTTTCTTCGTCTGTACCTTCTTTGAGCGTTTTGTTATACGCTTCCTGCGCTTCACGTTGAGCATCAGTGGCATCTTTAAGGGATTTAAAGGAAACAGACATAGCTTCAAAAGGATTGCGTTCTGAAACCTTATCATCAATCCTTTCGATAGCATCTACCAGTTCTTTAAGGTTTTCAGGAGATAAATCCTTTTGAGATGATATAAAGTCTTTAAGGTTAACTTTCAACTTTTTCAAAGTATCAGTAGAAACCTTGTCAAGATTACCAAAGACTTGTTCCCAATTCATATTTTTCTTGAATTGTTCAGCATCAAGTTTGAATATATCTTCATTCTTGATTTCTGTACGCTTCTCAACGCTTCGGTCTATTTTGGCTATTTCACTGGCATCACCTTTGGCTTCCGCTTTCTTACGGGCTTCCTGCAATATTGAAATATCATCATTAAATTTCTTTTCAATGGCAAGACGTTCATCGGCATAAGACAAATAGTGCTCTGCCAAATCCTTATATATTTTTTCATTACTGATAATGGCTATCTTGTATAGTTCATCGTAATAGTTTTGCTCATCATCAGACAGCTTTATATCGGTGGCATCAAAAGACTTGCCTTTCTTCTTCGGATTAGCTTCCCATGCAGCGCGAGCATCCTCAACTTTCTTCCGCAAAGCATCTTTTTTTTGTCGGTCAATAGCCTGCATCTCCTTTTCAAAGTTGAGTTCCATTTCAGCAATAATCTTGGCAGAACCTTCATCCATAGCTTTGATTCGGGCTTCATCAACTTCCATCTGCAAATCTTCGGCAGAACGTTGCTGTTCTAATGATTGCTTATCAAGGAGGGCATTATATTTATCAGTCTGCTTACGAAGTTTCTCGGTTTGATTATCTTGTTTGGTTAATGAACTTCCGGTAATACCACCTAAATTTTTATAGGCTTTTTCAGTTGTTTCCGCCCGTTTCTTAGCCTCTTCATACTGCTTTGAAGTAAACTTGGATTTATCCTTTTCTATTTCAGAAAGTTTCTTCTTAGCATCATCCCAGTCTTTCTTTGCTTTCTCATAATCCTGCTTGTAGGTAGTAGGGGATTTCTTTTTAGCCAATGCTCCATTAATTGAAGAAATAACGCTTTCTAAATCTCCACCTTTAACCATCATCCCGTTTACAACAAAACCATTGCGTTTGGATGCAGACGATTGAGCAAGTTTCAATTCCGCTTCAAGCTTCTCCTTAGAATAGTTTTTAAGATTGGATTTGTAAGCGGAAATATTATCATCCAACATGTCTTTCTGATACTTTTTTAAAAGTTCAGAGTTTTTCTCCATTTGCTCACGCACCTGTACGTATGACTGATTACCAGAAAACAATTTCCATATTTCTTTATCAGAATCAGACATATTCTTCCGTAAATCGGAATTATCAAATAGCTGCAAATATCTCCGTTGATTAACAATCGTTTGTTTTAGAGCATTATAATCATCTCTCCTGCCTTGAACAGAACGCCTTGAATCTTCTTCGTTTATTTTTTGCTTCAACTTCAAGATATCCTCCAACTTTAGCTTTTCAATATCGTATTGTTCGAAAATTTTAGGGTATTCTTTACGAAGTTCTTCTAATGATTTTTGCCGAGTAAGAGTAGCCAAACTCTCATCACGAGCAGCCGTCAATAATTCCTCGATTTTCAGCTTGTGTTCCTGTTCTTTTTTTAATGCTGCATCTTTAATGCCGTTATATTCTTTTTGAGCACGAGCGGCAGCAGTTGTACTGTCAGACATTGCCCACATAGTAGCTGTTAATCCAACAACCACCGTAGCCAATGCTACATAAGGATTAGTAAGCATAGCAGCATTTAAAGCCAACTGCGCCTTTCTTGCTAATAAACGGGCATTGGTAAGTCCAATCTCCACAAGAGTATGTTTACTTTCGGCAGCAGTAACAAGCATCACTGCGGTCCGGTATGTACCATAAGTAACCACTAATCCAGCCAAGACCTTACCTACTGTTTCATAATTCTGAATCAACGAAGTTGTCATTTGAATACCGTCCATGATAACACTTTCCGACTTAGTTCCCAATTCGTTAAACACGGAATCCAAAGCATCCTGCATCATAGACAACTGACCATTGATAGTCTTTGAAGCATTCTCAGACATATTATAGAACTTACCACCTGCGGAAGTTGCATCAATGAATGCCTGTTGAACCATTTCAGCGGAAACAGCACCTTTGGACATTTCATCTTTCAAAGTTGCGATAGATTTTCCGGTCTTTTCGGAGATAATCTGTAACGGGTTGAATCCAGCGTTTATCATTTGATTCAAATCCTGCCCCATAAGTTTACCCGCTGCTGACATCTGTGAAAATGCCAAAGTCAGCGAATTGAACTTACTGGATTCCCCCATAGAAATATCACTAATGGCTTTCAAGTATTTGATAGTGTCTTCTGCTTGTATGTTAAATCCAAGCATCATCTTTTCTGCTCCAACCATATCTGACATAGTAAGTGGAGAAATCTTAGCCAGCTCCTTGATTTGCGGAATCAGTTGCCCTGCCATATCCTTTCCAACCATAGTCTCAATAGCGGTCTGCATGGATTGAAATTCTCCACGAACACGAATTATTTCAGAACCTAATGCCTTTAATACTCCAGCACCACCAATAACCGCCAATGCTTTCTTCCAAGAAATAGCGATACCGTTGTTACTTTCTACGATTTCCTTAGCATTATCATTGTAAAGGGCGTATTCATCCCGAAGTTTCTTTACGGAAAGACGCGCTTCGGCTTGTTGTTGGGTTAATCCAAATAAAGCCGCCTTTTCTTCATCAAGAGCTTTGCGGGCAGCATTGTATTCTTCTAACTTGCCATTTGCTGATAACGGATTCCTTTTCAATGCTATACGATAAGCATCCCCAAGTCGTTTTACATCCGCTTCAATATCCTTAACTACCGCTTTTTGAGCAAGAATCTTCTCTGTGAATCCATTCACTACCTGAGAGGCATCGAAGATTTTCCTTTTGAATCCTGTTTCCATCTCTGCTCCAGCTTTGGCTGCATTAGTCACCAACTCATCCAATCTTTGGTTGGATGTAGCAAGTTGGGCATTCAAAGCCTTGAAAGCAGCAGGAGACTGCGTGCCATCCATGCTCATTAACTCCTGCTTTAATTTTGCAATTTCATTACGAAGTCTTACAACTTCTTCCCAGTCACTACCTACCTTAAAATATAATTTCGCCATATCTATTTCTTTTTCCTACGATTAGCCAATTCCTTACCACTGATTCTATTCACCTTCTGACCACCATATACTGCGTGTAATTTATCCCGTTGCATCATCAGCAGATTCCGATAAGGGATAATCTCAAACACTTCTGTATAACTCAGATGCAGCGTGTCAATCAAATGGGCTATCTGCCCGAAGAACGTTGTGTTTCCTACTGTTTCGGTTTTGCTGCCAGCATCGACACGTTCCTCATCGAGCTGACACACTGAAAAACCGAAATATCCATCATAGAGAAACAGACTTCCAAGGCATCTTTGACTTCTTCAAAAGTGCCGTTCTCCAATTCTTTGACCAAACTATCATTCCCGCAGATGAAGCATGAAATACCTTTCAGCATATCTTCAGTAGCTTCAGGAAGCTCTTTAATAGCTTCCATGACATTATCTCCAGTCATGCCGATATTGGAAAAATGATGAATGGCACGACAGATAATTTTAATTGTAGGAGGTTTAATAGTATAAACCATCCCTCCTATCTCCACATTCATGAAATCCAACCCTAACAAAGCATCAGAAACCGTTTTTGCTGCTTGATTCATATTCTTAAACTAAAAGGGGGAATGGTATATATCCATCCCCCGGTTATCACTCTTGTGCTTTTACCAATGTTATCTCTTTTTTAAGAGTGGTATCAACTTCAGAAGGAGTGGTTTTAATATCTCCTGACTGAGTGACGTACCCCACTTTCGACACTTCATAGTGAACGGTAGCCCCAGCATTCACCTGCTTTGACTTGACCGTTGCACCGTCCAGCTTTACGGTCGCATCGGAAGGAGTAGGTACAATGGTTACTGTAGTTCATGCCTGCAAAGCTTTAATCTGCCCCTCTTCGTAGTTATACTCAGAAGAAACACCTTCGATTCCCGGTTCCTGCACCAAGCCTTTTACAGCGATTGCAATTGCCTTATCCGTATTGGCTTCACGGGAAACAATACGGCATTTTGGGAAGATGAACCATACATCATCATCGGTCAGACAGAACAATGCTTTGTTGATAATAACTTTATTCAAAGCACGCTTCCAACCCACATCTTTAGATGTTGCCTGAATAACATCGCCACCCATGAACGCTTTCTTGGTCTTCCAGTCATATTGTCCGATAGAGAAAGCGGGCGATACTTCTCCCGGCACATCATCGTAACGGTAATTCTTTCCCGTTAATTGGTTCTTGTACCCAGTGACGGAGGCTTCCGTTTCCTCAATCTGCCACGTTTCCCCGTGTACATTCAAAACCTCATCTTTCGCTTTGATGGCGGCTTGAATCAAAGTCTTTGCGATTTCGGGGGTAATGTCTGCCGTTACCTTATCAATATCGGCAAACAAGATTCTTTTTATTCCTACTGCTGAAATCATAATCTTATAGTTTTACATTTATTACTTCAAATAAAATTCTCACATTCACGTAATGGCATTTCAAAGCTGTATTCGCTTCCGTGCCAATTGATTCGATAGAGTAACGATAGGTTGTACCGTCATAGGTGCTTACTACATCATCAAGCAGCTTGCCAGCCTTTCTTTCAAGTTCGTTAAGCCGGATTGTGTTCGCTTCATTCTCGCTTAAATTGGGTACACATAGATTCACTTCTGCGAAAGACTTCTTCCAATACTTTCCCGGCTGTTGTTTCTTCGTGTGGATAACGATTCTTTCAGAGGTCAATTCACCCGTCAGCGTTTCCCCGTTGGGTACTATGCTTATTCCGAAAGCCTTGCAGTCCCGGTAGAGAATGTTTCCTATGTCGGTAGTTACTATCATACTAATGCTTCGATACGTTGGTTGAGAATGTTCAGATACTCACCCATATAATCGCGCTGTTGCAGAAGCAAATCACGTTGGTGTTCGTCTTTTACAACTTCTTTAAACTTGGGAGTGTCTACAAAAGCACACAGTTTACTAAATCTTTCAGCCAAATCCTGCCGTTCGATAAGTAAGCGGTCTTTGAATGTTTCAGCCACCTTGTATGCCTTTTCAAACACATCTTTAGGCGACCAACTCTCGTAGCCGTCTTCGTATACCACCTTGTATCCTTCTTCCACTTGTTCCATAGTTCTTGGAATAGCATCAGTGGGCAGATATACCTTACCACCCTTGCGAATTGCAGGTGTAGCCTGAACTAACTTTGTACCAATATACTTTTTCATTTTTCAAATTCTTCTTTTAATCGTTTCTCCGCAAATAAAGCAGCACTACTCAAAACATCATACCCTTTAGATTCTACGAATGATGCGTATTCCGCTTCGTTTTTCAATGTCAAACCGTCTTTATCGACATCGTAATCATTGGACGTTCTCAAAGTGAGTGTATGGTCTTGATAATCCTCATGTTCCTCTGCGTACTTCACGGCTTCATCGCCTACATCAATCATCTTCTTTTCGACCTCCCATTCTCCTTCATCGAAAAAGGAGTCGACATCTGAGAAATCGAAATCTACATCCATAATTCCGAGTAGTTAAAGTAGTTTGTACTCTTTACCATGTAGACTTCGCCTTGACCTCTTACGCCATCACCATCCATGCAACGTACTTCATCGCCAGCCTTGACAGTAATTCTTTTCTCACATACTACATGATAATTCGGACGATACACAGAGCCGTTATCAGATGAAAACTCTTTGGTAGTGTTATCATCACAACGGCACTTGCATACCTCCTGCCAGTATTCACCACCTGTTCCGGGAATAGGTCTGCCAAACTCATCCTTATCCATCGGGGTGATAACTTTTACCTGCAATATGTGTGGAGCGAATATCATAAGAAAGTCACTTTAGGTTTGTTACCCAGTTCGTCTTTCAAACCGTACTGTTTACACAGAAATGAATAGTAATCCTTAATGCCTTGAATGTTCCAAGACATAGAAAAACCGCTTTCGCTGATGGAAGTGGCACGAAGCAATAGAGAGGGGATGAACTTCGCAATTGCCACCGACACCCGTGTTTGGCAATCCTCGTTCATCTCACCCCCTCCGCTTATCTTTGCGTTCAGACATATATCGAAAAGGTCAGCCTCCGACAAGTTAACGCCGAAGGTCTGAAACTTCTGTAATATATAATCGTTTACTGTCATGCGTTCATCTCACTCAAATCGAAGTTCACAATCAGGTTCGGGTTCGCAATCTGCGGAATCCATTCGGCTGTGTATTCCAGATAGCGACCATTGCCATCCTTGTAACCTGAAATCAGCATATCGCCATCTGCCTGAGTGTAATTACGTCCCGGTACACCATCCACAGCTTCATAAGGAGTGTGGAAGCGCATATAACCGATTTTATCCTGCGGAAGCAGGGAAATACGACCATCTGCATAAATGGGGATATTCTTACCTGTTTGGTCTACCACATAATCTTCCTTGATTTCAATAGTCGGAAGTCCGATACCCGTAAAAATAGCAGAAGCCAGTTGCGAAGTGATAATCCCGGTGGACATATACATCTCGTTGCCTGTAAGCTGCATCTTGAACTTATCACCGAACTCGCTTGACCCGATGATGTTCTTGACGAATGTGCCACGGCTCATAATCATCTTGGGGAATGTGCCGTAAATAGATTTCAGTTCATTCAGTTTCTGCTGCAAGTAAGTGACGAAATAGTCTTTATCCTCTGTGTCCGGCTTGATAAACTTGAACGGCAAGTCGATGTTCAATAAGTCAATTCCTCCGGCATTGTCGTCCTTGTTCTTCACGCTTGCTGCTCCAGTCATCAACAGAGAGCCTACGATAATGTCCATACGCTTGTGTGGTGCCAGCAATACCTGACGGTAATCGTCATAGATGAAGTCCACGATGTCACGCATGGCAGCCTTCTGGTCTTCCGGTTTGGCAGCATTATACTTGTCTATCAAGTCCTGTAAATCAGACAAGCGGTCGATTGAGATTTGGTATCTATCACCCAAATAGGCGATTTCGCCATATCCCGAACCAATATTCCTACGTTCACGGATAGGCTTTTCACCATAACGGGAGTTGATGGAACCGGCCATCACACCCGTAACCTGACCAATGTAGTCTTTGAATACACGGGTAGTTGTTCTGCGGAAGTCAAGATACTGCCGCCAGTAGATAGTGTCCTTTCTCGTTTGGAGGACACGCTGAATCACTGCATTTACAATGTTCGGGTCATTAAACAATGTCTGAATAGTTAGCATCATATCTTAGTCCTCCTTCCTTTATTTTGTTGCGATTACACCTGCTGTTCTCAAAGACGCCAAAAGAGCATTCAATTTCGTATGTGCATCTTCTTGCCCAGTAGCATCATCCACTTTAACACCCTGTTTTACACCTCCAAATGCGGAAGCAGTAGCTGCTGCTAATGTAAATTTGTTAGCTTGTGATGCAACACCATCCAATTTAGCTTTATCTTCCTTACTCATCAAGCCATCCTGGCTGGAAGAAGCCTTTGGAATAGATACGGTTTCTTTTTCTTGTCTAACATCTGGAGCATTAAACTGGAAATGCGGCATATTAGCCTTGTCAATATCAGCGAAAGGCATTGCCAGCTTGGTAGGTTCAATTTCAAACGCGCGCATCAGAAGAGCTACCAACACGATACCGTCCTCTACCTGTTTCCTTTCATACAGGGCTGAGTTTGCAATAACCTTCGGAGTAGTTCCGTCTGCTGCCGTTGCTTCATAAAGAACTGTTCCAGCTTCCAAATCCTCCCCGAAGTCTGCCGCCAATGTCAATTTATCGAAAGCCTTGTCAGACTTGTCGATAGCATTAATTGTCGCTCCATGTGCGCCGTTACCCAAGTGCATACCCTTGTAAGCCAAAGAGTTCTTTTTGATTTTCAATGTGGTATTGGAACCTGTTGTAAACTTTTCATATACTTCCACACGGATAGCCACTTGGGATGTTTTCTTCACCAAGTCAGCTGCAATCGGTGTGAATGAGGGCAAGTACGAGCCGACAACGAGGTTGGTTGTGTCCAACTTGTACGGGCCTCTGCGTCTGCGTCCGGTTTCTACGTCGTAGCGTTCTTCCTGCTCAACTTCCGGTTCAAGATTATACTTAAATCCTGCTGCCATAAAATCACTGTTTTTGTTGTTCTACAATTTCTTTAGTGTCGTCTGCAATCATTTTCGCAAACGCCTGAGTCTCATTCTCCAGTTCTTTTTTTGCTGTATCTGGAGGAACTACACCCTTAAAGCCATCATTCGCAAACTCCTGCTTCAAGTCCTTGAAGTATGCGTCCAAGTCCTCATCGTCCTTAATGGCGCATCGTTTGGCGTAGTTTTCGGGAATACCATACTCCTTTGCCTTTGCCAAAATCTGCTGGCTACGTGTTGCTTGAGCCTTTTCTGCTTCAAACTGTGTTAGCTTATCAGAAAGGTTCTTGTTGGAGTCAATTAAAGCTTGCGCCCATGCAGGCACATCGTCTTTATTCTCTTCCGTTTTGGTAGTAGTGGTAGTCTCGATTGGCTTACCGTCTTTAAGGTTATGCCTCTTCTCGTAGTTAGTCACTGCCGTTTTTGAAGCATCCCCGGCACGGAAATCACCATAGGAGTTAAGCACGTCCGAAAAACTGATACCCTCAACAATGGAGTTTACCTTTGTCTCGTCCGTTACACCCTCTGCCTTTTTAGTAGCGATTCGGGTTAAGATAGCAGTGTCCACCCCAGCGAATTTCTGTTGTAGCCCTGCCAAGATTTGTTCTAAGATTGTCATACCGTATGAATTTGATTTATAAATTTCTACGGTAAATTTCGTTATTTATAAAGAAGGTGAAAAATTATCAGATAGGTGATACACGACAATGAAACGATTGTCGTAAAATGATATAAAAAAGGCGTGAAACCGAATGGAATCACGCCTAAATATTCTTCTTATGAACTAATCAGAAACCCAACATTGCAGCAGGAGGAATATTCAAAACTCGACATAGCAACCTCGCAATTTTGAGGGTCGGTTCCGAACGTCCAGAAATATAGTCATTCACACGCGATGGACTTATTCCAATCTCACCAGCAAGTTGCTTTTGACTCATCCCTTTCTCTTCAAGGGATAGCTCTATCAATTCCGCAACAGTCGGTTTTTCTATCGGATAATGTTCTTTTTCGTATGCTATCACAATATCGGACATAACTGTAAGCTCCACCGCATTCTTATCATTTGAAGGCGTATTGTCATCAACCAATGGCAGAAGTTCCTCCACTCTCGCCAAAGCAAATTCATACTGTTCTTTCGTTACTTTATTCATACTTCTATCTCTTAAATGGTTGAACAATCTATCTTATCGTAATCTTTATGAGTACCAACCCAGCGAATGAAGACGTACCCAATTGTAAACTTAACAACGACAACCAACCGATAGTTGTTGCCTCTGATATTGAAAACGTAGTGTTGGTTGCCTACATAGTCAGCAGAAAGAAAATCCACTTTAATGTCTGATAGGTTCTTCCATTCAGCTTTTTCCGCTATATCATACCAACGTTCTAAGGCTATGCGTGAATCTTCATAGCCTTTCGTCTCGTAGAACTCTTTCAATTTCTTATGTGATACAATCCTCATACCTCTTTTGTTTGATGCAAAAATATGAATTAATTTTGAATTATAAAATTTTTCCAAAGATTATATTCTACAATATAGAATTTAGCAATAAAAAAGCGGAACTAAATTAGCTCCGCTCAATAGTACGATAAGAACATGAAGTAATGAATTATCCTTTGGAGTTAGGAGACGCTGCATTGTTATTCTTTGCCGCTTGTTCCTCCTTGATTTCTGCAAGCTCCTCTTCTACCCTATCAGCGTTCCCAGCAAACATAATGCCCTCACGTCTTGACCATACACCACCACTAACAGCGGAGACAGCCGTAGTAACCTTATCGTTCAAATCATCAATCATATATGGAACCAGTTCTGTTTCTATGTCAATGGTCTGCGATGCCTTGCTAAACTCGGTTGGATTGATAGAGCCTAAAGCGGAAACAATGAAATTTACTCTCCGCTGCAAGAACTCGCCGATAACCTCACCGTGATTTTCTACCGCCATGTGTGCACCCATGAACATAAAGCGGAAAGCGGTTCCTGATGCTTTGCCTACCCCCTTCAACGTCTCAAAGGATATTCTTGGAGTGTTTGACATATCATAAGCCATATTAGTGAGTGTTTCTGCTTCAAATTTTACGGTATCTGGCACCTGGTTCCACGTCAGATACTGGGCATCCGCACCCTCTCCGGTGAGTTTGACCATTCTATCCTTAACCTTACCCATGAAGCCCTCTACATCTCCAATTAGCTTCAGCAATGGGAAGAAATGATAATCGATGCAATCGGCATAGTTGGATAGTAGTTTCTCCAACCGGACACGGAAAGTCTTAATCTTCTTGCAATAAGGTTCAGGACGATAGGCATAGATAACCGGCAATTTGGGGAATCCATGAGCGAAAGACGTTCTCTCTTCATATCCCTTAGACAAATCCCACTGATAAACCGCCTTATCCGTGATAGTCATAAAGCAGGTGACCTCTGAATCATCCATGAGCTTTTTCTTGTATTCGCGTGAGAAAGCAATCATTTTACCTTCATCATTGAAGAACGGATAGAGCTTATCCCCACGAAAGGGTGACCAGATAACCGATTTCAGCTTCTTGGTGGGCTTGACCTTGCCACCGAACGTAGTCTTAACTTTCTTCCAAAACTTTGCCCAAAACGAATCATCATCGGTAACATACCAATATTCTGCCGCTTCTTGTTCGGAGAGCCAGGCACGGACAATCTTCTTGTTTTGGTATTTGATTTTGTTGGATTTAAATACAGCCTTTACCGCATCCAGCAGCTTCTTTTCATCATCATCAGTTGGAGTGCAATCCATAGACGGTTCTGTGCCGACCGTGAAAGCTGTTTGAATGTTCACTATATCCTGTTCCAATGGAATGGAGATACGGTTCACCGGTTCAGTCTTATACTTTGCTTCGATTTCATAAGTCTTACCAGTTTTTTCATCGAAGTGTTTCTCTGCTTCTTTTTCAAGAACCTTTCTGTCCGGATACTTCTTTTTGTCAACCATAATTTCATGGCGTTCCGGATTCCAATCGTCCCAAAGTTTACAACAGTCGGGAAGTTCAGTCTTCCTACCTTTCTTCAGGTAGTTTATCTTCTGCCCGATGTCAGACAATGCTAATATTTCTTCTAAATTCAATGGCATAGTTTATATTTTTAATGTGTGAATATTCCTGTTAAATCTTTCGGCTTCTGAATTTTACCAAGAAGCTCACCCAATACATAGTAACGTACAGCATCTATTCCGTGATTGTCATGGTCTTCCGGTTCGTTGATATAGTTCCCATCCTTATCCTTTGCCCAGACATAATTTCTGTACTCCCTTTGAAGGTTGTAAGAACGCTTGGTTATGTAAATATCCATTCCCTGCATCTTGTCAATACCGGCATTGATAGAGCCTTGCCCTTTCTCTACCGGGTAAATCTTGATACCTCCGTTATGGATTTCCTGAATAAGTCGTGGGTCTGCACTGTCAGCTATCACCTTTAGATTCCACGGACGGAGAGTCTTAATTATATCCCCAGATAGTAAACCTGTACGGTAATCCACTTCGTCCAAATATAGCGCATTGTCTATGATTCCACATCGGATAGCTGCTGTAGGGTCGTTAGTATAACCAAAATCCAGCCCAATTCCGACCCTCTTACACCACATCGGGAACTCATCCACAATACCCCATTTCTTGAACACAGCACCCTCAGCCACATCAGCCCAACGACCGATAACCACATGAGCATATTTCTCCGGGGTCTTCTCCTTCATCTCCTCGACTTCTCTCAGAAACTCAGGAGAAAGGTTCTCGATATTGTCGAAATATGTCGTATGGATATGAAGGACATTCGGATGAGTGGAAATCTGAACCTGCACACCATCAATCTCTACCAGTTTATGAGTGTTTTCGATGTATTTCTTGTAGATGAAGTGATTGGAATCGCAAGGATTCATAATGATGATAATCCGGTTCTGAATCCCTTTCTTACGGATGGAGAGCATTATCTTGTCGAACTCATCTTCGCTTGTCCACTCTTCCGCTTCATCGCAGACGAAAGTCGTAATGCCTTGAATGGATTTCAGTTTTGCTGTCTGGTTCCCGGAAGAAGTCTTGATACCCCGAAACATGATACGGCTCTTAGTCATCTTATTGACTATGTCCGTCTTTGTGGTCTTGAAATATTTCGTGGTACCGTCCAAATCTATCTTCTCCATCATTTCGGGGATGATAGACATACCGGCAGAAACCATCGTGTAACGGGTGTAAAGAATCTGATGAACTATTTTCTCTACGGGAGTCATTTCAAAAGTCAACCGCTCAATAAAGGTAGAAGCATTGAAAGACTTTCCCGAACCACGCCCACCGGTGATAAGAATTATAAATTTTTCCTTATCCTCGTATAATGGATGGTAAATTTCTTGAGGTACTATCATTTCAGCTTGTCTTTAATCCAAGAATCAATGTTGATGCCGTGCTCTATGTCTGTTGGAATATCAGCATCTTCATCTTGTTTGCGTTCAATCTTTCTCCAATCCTCATCATGGTGATACAGCCAAACGGACATTGCTTGCAAATTTGGTGCTAACTCACTTTCGCTAACTTGTAATTCGTCCTCACCTGTCAAATTTCCCTCTGAATCACGGAGCTTTCTTACCACGGTGCTTTTGGTTTTTATGCCACCAAGCGCCATTGCAAGGAATTTAGCCCTTACAGTGGCATTGATTGTCGCACGCCCACGCGCTAAGACTTCGGATATTTCGGTGTACTCACTTTTCTTTTCGCAGAATGTTTGAGGCAAAATCCCTATGGCATAAGCAATTTCCTTGTCAGTGAATCCCTTTTTGGCATACGATTCCACGAGAGAAAGAAATTCCTCGCTTGTATAATCAAACTTAGGCTTTCTTCCTCCTTTACCTTTTCTGTTTTGAGATTCACTATTATTCATAAACTTATCCGTTACTTAAAGCAAATTTCCCCGTTCCAACCCTTTTATTTCGATTAGAGAAAAACCACATACCTCTTTGCTTCATAGATGATTCAAACGCATTTATAACACGTGCAGCCCTTGGATTATTTCCATAACCCTTTTGAATTGTACGAGCCTGCGCCTCTAATCTCCGAAATTGTGCACTTAATTCATTCAAACTTTTCCTTCTGACTCAATCTTCTTCTAAATTTAATTAATCAATCCTTTCTATTTGTTCATCAAATACTTCTCCCTTTATGAACTTCATATCAGGGTCATACCCGAACCTTTCGCAGAATGCGGCTTTAGCTTCATAGGTATCAAAGGACAATATCACATAGGCATCCATGTTCTCGGCTTGCTTCTGTGCGTTTTCTTTCACCTGATGCTTGACCTCTTTCATGTGGGCAACCTTTTCGGCACGTTCCAACTGCTTGGCGGCTTTATCGGCTTCTTTCTGTTCGGAAACTGGGACCATCATATCAGACAAAGCATCCGCAATAGAGTTTTCCTCTTCGGTCTGCAAAAGATAGTCGACACCAATCATATTCAAGTCAGCATCGGTCAGACCTGCATCTTTCCAGTCAATATCAGGAACAATACGGGCAAGAGCGTCAAAATCCCATGTACCTTGTGCATTCGGGTTGTTCATTAGAATGTTTAACTCCTTTTCCTGCTGCTCGTCCACGTCTATGACATCGACACGAATACGGTAGTCGTTATCGGGAAACTTTTGCAATTCGTCCATGACAGACAAACGCTGGTGCCCGCTGACTACGGTAAGCCCGGTACGCTTATTCACAACTATTCCACCTACCAATCCGAATTTCTTGATGCCACGTTTCAGTGTCTTACGTGATTCATCAGATAGTTTTCGGGGATTATAATCCGCAAAGTGAATGGCAGAACGATTAAGTTCCACCGATTCACTCTTTATGTATTTTGATAATTCCATATTAGCCGTTGCTTAGACCCATGTATTGCCTATTCGTAAATCGTTTAAAGACCATTCCGGGAACATTTCCAGTTATTTTTTCAATATTTTTAGAATATCTTGTAGCCGCTCCACGCACTCTATATATTCTATTCTGAGCACGTTCATTGGTTGCCATTCTTCCTATAGAATCCAATATTCTATCCCTTTGTGAAAATATTTGTGCAATAGATTTTCTTCTAACTCGGCATTCCTCCTATTAATTTTGTTGATTATGATACTCCCAAAGCACTCTTTCAGCCATTGGGAAAACTTTGTAAATTCTCTGTAAATCCTGCGGGTAATTCTTCTCCATCCAAAGCATACAATCAAGATTGAAACCTACTCCCGAACTGGCTTTCAATGAATATCGAACTGGCTCGGGTAGATTGTGTTGCTTCATGTAAGCAAGTATATCCTTTTGTGTCCAATCAGCCAAAGGATAAACCATACCGTTATTCTCGTAACCGTTTACCTCATACCCTTTCAACATAAGCCTACGATTCATACCATCAGCTTTTTTCATGCCTAAGAATGTATAATAAACTCCATGAGTAAGCTGCATAGCCTTTACCACATCTGCCAACTTCAATAGCTTTACTTTCGGATTTGGCACACAATACATACCGCCACGGAGAATATAAGTAAGGTTCCAATGTGGTACTTGAACAAACTCTATCTTCGGATACTTGGCTTTAGTCCAGTTTATCCAACGGTTAATATGCTCCAAATTCTTGACAAAGTACATGAACACGCAAACAATCCGGTCAAACTTTGGATAGATTAAATCAAGCAGAACAAGCGAATCCTTACCAAGTGATAAAAACAGTAAAGCCTCATTCGATTTTACCCGAATGAGGTCTATATACCGGTTCGCTTGTTCTACCTTGCTCATAGCTAACCACCACTTAAACCAAATGAAGTACGAAGGTCACTATAACGCTGTCTGCGTGACCCCAACTGTGATGTACCAGCTTCACCGCCACGTCTGGCAACCAATCTACCACCAGCCCCTGCACCGTTCATATTTCTGCGAGGCCCGGCTACTCTGTTAATTCTTCTTGCGACTCTGCTTTCTAATTTTAAAAGTTAAACAAATCAATCTATATGTCTCTCTAATATCTTGCCCAAAGTATAATCCATTTGTGCAGCAAGATACTCTTCGCCTTGATGTTCGTAAACAATATCATTACCGTTTTCATCTGTGAGAATAACAGCTTCTGCTGCTTTCACTTCAACGATAATATAAGGACGTTTACCTGTATATGCACCTGTCAGAAGCTTGATTGCATCGTACTTGATAGGCTTTAATTCTATTTCACCCTCTTCAGGCAGTTCTGCATCAGCCGGATATTCTTTACCGCCACATAGGTAAGTGATATACTTCTTAGCGTTGGTTGGTCTGATTTCACGGTATTCGTGGGTTTTCTTGCCTGCCAAGATTTCATCGAAATACTTCTGTTTGATGCTTAATGTAAGAATGTTCATAATCGTGTCAAATTTAAATTAATACTCAATAGTTGCGGGGGGCTGAATCGAACAACCGACCTTCACCAAGTCAAAGTGAAAAGCTACCACTGCTACACCCCGCGATAGTACCCCAAAGGTACTACCACAACCAAAGATAACGAAATATCTTCAATCGTTATACACGACAATCGGCTTATTGTCGTGAACTAAGCCATTTGTCCCGTCTTTCTCTACACGCCTCTAAGGTAGGCGCACAACAAGCAAAGAGTTCACCACTTTCAGTACGGTAGTCGTACTGGTACATTCTCACTCTTTTACCTCTCAACCTGGTGTTGTAGGTAGTGTAATTCTCTTTACCAGGTTGGCATACGCTGCAACCGTTTTCGTTTATTGAGTTCATAATCAATATATTTAATGTTTAGCATTCAATCTCTCTTCACTCGTATAAGCCACTACAAGCCCAGTTTTGTCGTGCTGTATGGTGATATACTTTTCGTTCTTGTCAATGGTAGTAAAGTCGTACATGGTACATAGCTTGCCCAACGCCTTGCCCAGTTGTTTCATTAATGGGGCTTCGGGGCTGATAACTAAAACTAAATCCGCTTTCATAATCGTATATATTAAGCATTAATACCTATTGCGTTTCTCATAAAGTTGCCAGCCTGTTCTACAGACATATTCAGCTTCTTTTGAATCAGAAGAAGCATACAGCTTACTTGTTCTTTTGTGTTCAAATTGCCTTGTACAAACTCTGACATGATGAATTTCTCTATTGTTCTTTGTTTAATTACTGATGTTGCCATAATCGTATATCTTTTAATTGTTATTACTTTGTTTCTGATGATGCAAAGATAGTATATTATGTAACAAATAATACTATTTATATAGTTAATAAATTATAAATATATTATTTTACGTAACATATAATAATTATATAAGTATATTTGCATCATGGAAAAGGAAGATAAAAGAAGAGTTATACACGTAGAAATGAAAGCAACTGGTAAGCATAGGTACTTTGCTTCACCTGCTGCCATCTATGATGTATTTTCAAGTCAAGAACTTGGAATTGCCCGGCAGTCACTTCTTAACTACTGGCAAAAGACGGAAGAACCTTATGAAAATGCTATTTGCATTATAAGAAAGGGAGAATTAGAACGAAAAACCAAAATTAAAAAGGAGGAATAATCATGGAAAAAAAATTGATAGTAACAGCAAAGTATGGCTCATTGGAGTTTGAAGAAGTTGCATACCCGTACAACCCCAATGCGCATCAAGAACAACTTGATTCTTGTATTTCCAGTATCCACCAAAAGATGAAAGAAGCAGGAAAGTATGAAATGAAAGATTCTTTTGAATATTCGGAAAAAATTGAGGAAAAGCCGGAGCATTAAACCCCGGCATTCACTTGATTAGCCCTTTAACTTTCAACCGATTTACGATTTCGGTATAAAGATACTCTATATCCCCGCTGAAATCCCCATAGTTCTGATACAAAAACACGACATCAGCGCAGTTGTCGGAAATTGTACTCTTGGACTGAACCCTAAGCACCCTTGACATCTCCTCACGTACCCCTGCTGTCATTTTTCCACCAGCAAGCGAGCTTGGAGAAAACAGATACAAGATGATGAAGATAAATTTTTTCCGCTGGGTCACACTGTCAATATTCGGCGGACATCCTCTCTCATTCAGCAACTCAACGAATATTTTGTAGATTTCATGGATAAGGCTTTTGTCTTTCAAAATCGGGGCGGTTAAGGTGTTTTCTTCCTCTGAAAGTTCTGATTTCTCGATACGAATCTTTTTAAGACGAATGATTTTATTAAAATCCAGCTCCATAACACGATTATTTTAAAAGTAAATAGTATATTTGCATCATAATCGTGTGAGGGAGGATTGAGTGGTCGTGCGCTTGGTTCTCCTTTTTTATTTTACAGAGTTATTCTTTTCCTGAATAATCCGATTTTGCTCGTTCACCTCCCTACCCCATATCATAGCGGAATAGATGGCTTTTGCATACAAAAAGAGTTCCTCACGACTGGTAAGGAACTCAACTCGAAGGGCTGCACATTTCGCATCAGTCCAAACTGTTTCATCTTTTTCCATTTCTCAAATCATACTTCTTTATATAGTTATCAACAGTGGTTTTGCTCACTCCCAATTTCTTTGCAATATCTTTCAGGCGCATACCGCTGACAACAAGTTCCCTTACTTCTTCGACATCAACTGTTACCCGGTATCCTCCACCCTTCTTTTCAATCGCTGAAATAGAATTGAATAGTTTTCGCTTCTTCTCTGCATATTCAGGGGTAAGCTTATCTTTTGTTACATATATGACTGTACGGCAGTCTATACGTAACGGGAAATGTTTAATACTTTTTTCCATGTTTGTTTTCTCTCAATTCATTGTATCTCATCTTCTGATTGATATGCCATATAAGGTCTATGTCCAAATGTTTAGCAAGCCCGAAAATAGCCAATAGCATGCTGTTTAATTGCCCTCCTAATGGATAGTCGTATTCATACTCATATCTGATGGGAATTGTGGATATAGCGTATATACTTTCTGTAAAGGTCTCATCATTGCAACTTTCCTCTGCATCGTACAACATTTCTTCCGTAAAGTCCTCAATGTCTATCTTACGCAATCCGCACAAATCAAGCAGGCGTATGCAGGCGTCGGCAAGCTCGTCTTCCACACAGTCTTTGATATATGCTTCAAAGTTTTCCGCAAAATACTTATTTTGATAATGAAAAGTCCGTTCGTCAAATATTGTATCTTTTTTATCGACCGGAACTTTGGCAAATCGTCCTTTCCTATCCGCTTCCACAGCTTCCATAAGCTCGGATATTACAAGGCAAAGGCAATGTTCGTTACTCAATTCTTCATCATGGAAACCGTGGTCGCAAGCGGTTTTATAGGCGCGGTCGCGCAGTTCATTTAGGTTCATCTGTTCTTTCTTTATCAGTTAATATTCCGTTTCTCTTGTCGTAATTACTCATACGGGGGCATTTCCCGTCACACCGCATGTTCACATGCGCATTACTTGCCATACTCGATATGAATGACTTTTTGTAGCATTGCCCACTGTAGGGGCTGTAATGCTTGCAGTGTTCCTGGTATTCTTTTCTATTCATGGTTGTATCTTTCTTTTAACTCTTTCAAAACAATCTCCATGCCTTCATCCAGTCCTTTCTTGTAGCCTGATATATGCTCACCTATGTTGTAAACCAAGCATCCTGCAACGATAAGAATAACTCCTACAGTCCTATGCCAATAGGGTAGGGATACACTGAACGGTGAGAATCTCAGTCGGAAGTGACCGATGAATAATGCTGATACGATGAATATTGCAAGAAAAAATATTAGGTTTGCTTTCATAATCAATCCTCCACTTTTTCAAAGTGCACATCTTGTTTATCTTGTCTTTCAAAATACAAGCAATAATAATTACAGCATTCCGGTCTACCATTAAAGACGCATCTATCACATTCGTATATAAAATCGCTATCTTTTTTCACGATAATTTTTTCTCCATTATATTCAAATACCTCTCCGATTTTTCTTTCTTGTTCCATAATCAAATCTCCTCTACTTTAAAAGATAATTTCTCAAGTTTCTCAATCTGCTTACGAAGAGAAGCGATTTTCCTAATCTTCATTTCTTCCGCCTTTTTCAACGCTTCGGATTTATCGGTGAATGCGTTTTCCCCTATACAGAAGTAAGAACATAAACCATCCCTTACATATTCTCCATCTCCAAATCTACTTCTAATAATATTTGCTTCTATCTCTTTAATACCTTCTGTTAAGGCATACTTTGTTATAAATACTTTTGCCATAGTTATAATCATTTATAAGGTTAAAGTGAATTAAGAGAGATAGCGGACACGGGGCGAACCCAATTGTTACTGCCCTGAACGTTGCTGTTCCTACTACCATTGCCCCAACAGAGAACAAAATTGCGTTTGTTTTCTTTTCTCGTAGAGCACCAATACCAGTCATCTTTCACTGGTTGTTTTCCGCAGATAGCTAAGGCTGCATTCAGCATAACCTTATGTTCATACCCTAAGACACTCTCTTGTAGTGTAGGAATGTGCCAACTTAATCCACATAAGTCCAATGCTATGACTTTCTCAGCAATTTCGCTTCCGGATACAGCTAATGCTTTGGTATTACCTATTCCATCGGCATCCTTCATACCTTCTTCTATGGTTGGATATATCTTCCCTGTTTGCTTTTTCTCCCAACCAAGAAGAATATGGGTATCATTATCCATATCTTCCGGATAGAAGAATAAAGCATTGCCATCATGGATAATAACTACACATTGTGCCTGTTCGTTTTCTTCATGCAGTCCCCAAAATTTAGGTTCTACAAAACTCTTGTTGGCGGTAAAGATGAATACACCATTACCTACATTTTCTTTTGTGTAAATTCCTTTGCTCATAATGGTTATATACTCTTATTCGTTAATCATTAAACAAATCAACAGCTTTCGCAACCCAATACCATATCACGAAATAAAAAGCGTATTTGGCTAATCTTTCGCAAGCCAGTGAAGGTTCTAACCCGACAATGAAATTCCACGTATTATATTCATGTACACAAATTAGATATGATATAATGATAGAAACCAGTATATATATAATTCTTCTCATATAAGTTTTAATGCTTCTTGTATTCCAGCTTCCAGCGCTTCCTCGTAAGATTTATAAATTTTATCAACTTCTGTTTCAGAAAGAAAATCATAATCCTTTATATCGTAAAGTCGATAATACCATCGTCCATATTGATTAAAATCAACAGCTATATGAATAGAATGATTTTCACGCAGCCACTTTTGGGCGATATACAATGTTGGACACAAAAATTCAACTGATTCGTTATCTATTTCCGTACAACACGACATACTTTGCGGAAGGTCATATTTTGTAATAACCTTATTACGGTCTATTAGGTGTTCACACTTCCAATTGAAGCCCTTATCTTTCAGCTGCTTCGCAGTCTCTAATGTTACGAGTTCTTCGGTCATGGCTATTGTCTTTTCAAATTAATAATCTTCGTTTCGTAGTTGTCAAGCCCCTTTTTATGGGTACGGATAATCACTATACTATCATTGAGATAAGTCACGCTTCCCTCACTTGTACGGTGTTCTATAGGGTATTCTCCAGGGTTATTGCACCCGAATAGTGCAACTGTTGCCAAAATGATAAGTATTTTCTTCATACTTTAAAGTGTTCAATCAGTTCGTTTACGGTAGCCTTGTGAATGGTATCCGTGTTAATGTCAACATCATTGTAAGCCCAGTAGGTAGAGAACCTGATTTCTGAACACTGAATCCATTTATCCCCATCCGTAAACCATTGGTATTTGTCTGCGTCATCTCTCAATGTAGCGATAGCCAAGAAAAGTTCCTCGTTGGTTCCGCAATCAATTCTTCCTTTCTTGGTGACAGTATCTACATCATATACCACTCCATATAAATTACCATAAGACGTTATGATAGCCTTTCCCTCTTCGATACTTTTATGACTTCCCTTGCCGTCATAATTATGCGCATCTAAAGTTGTATCACCAGAATTAAGGATTTCATATCCCAACTCTTCCAGCTTCTTTCGAACTTCCGGTGTATTTCTTCGTATGAAACACGGTGTTGTAAATCCCATAGTTATTCCTCCTTATCTATCTTAATATCTGTCACTTTGCCACGATTGATAAAACCGCCACAGCTAAACAAATCGGTTATACATACCGTGTAGTCCACCTCTGCGCATTTCTCGTACAGAGAGCATGAGGCGCAATGAATACTATCATGCACCGCTTCATGCAGCACCCCGTCTATTATTATTCCGTTCTTTATTTCCATAATCAATCTCCTTTCTCTTTTAACGCATAAGAAACAGCACAGCAGCTACAGCCCAACCGGACAAAGCCATCATGTAAAATATGAATTTTGTATAACCAATCCACTTAGCTTCTCGATTGAATTTATTTATTGCTCCTTTTAAGTCTCCGAACCGTTCTTCAATGTTCCACATCACATTTTCTTTGACAATTTTCCTGAATCTCTCCCGTACATTCTCTGGAATGTAGAATCTGTCATCTTTATAGAAGAAATATGTAGAACAATCAATACGACAGTAGTCATTATAGTCCCTTTCAGTATCTATATTGATTGTTATTTCTGCCACGCCTTTTTCTTTCCATAGGTCAATGGCGCGTTTTTCAATTTCTTTCTCATTGAGCTTGGCAAGGTCCGCAAGCTTGCTATACTCATATTCGTCTAACTGTACAATCTTTCTCATATTTAATCTCCTTTCTCTTTAATCCGTTCCAGTACATCCTTGTTGGCTTTGAGTATCTCATCGAAAGAGGGGATGGGCATCCAAGCTATCGTATCATAATACGCCAATGTTTTTGTTTCCCATTCCCCATCTATATAGTTATTTTAACAACGTAAAATAGCTGTTAAAGCGCTTCATCTTACAAAGCACTAATACTCTATCTTCATTTTCTGGCAACCGCTCCTCAACGCTTATCCACGGAGATTGCTTTGCCTGCCAGTCTGCACCTTTCTTAAAAGCCCGTAATGCAACCGATTTTGCCAATGCCTTGATAGCTATACTGTCTCTTTCATCATAGGCAAGCTCTGCATCTTTATTATATGTACTTTCACTCCAATGAGTGCGGACTGCTTCTTCTACTGTCTGTTTCATAAATCATTGCTTTTTATTAGGTATTAAATCATCCAAATACGCCCATTCTTCAATGGCATCTTTGGAACACTCGTAATCATCACACTCTTCATCGTCCCAGCACTGCTCTGTTACATTCCAATAGCGGACACCGTAACCAGTTCCAGTGCTTAATTTCCCATATACAAGGCATGGTATCTGCGGATAATGTTCATTTTCGTATTCTCCATGAGCTTGTGGCACTTCATCTTTAGTCTTGTGCCACACGCTGTTGATATGCCAGTTCGCACCGGCAATAAATCCTTCTTTAAATTCATCTGCACCACATTCGCAACAATCGAATGCTGTATTATGACCGTTACAATGTTCGCAATATTCACGTTCTGAACATGGATAGGTTCCATTACAATTATAATGCTTATGAATTGCTTCCCTTGCTGCTTCTTCTACTGTCTGTTTCATAATCAATATGCTAATATTAAATTTCCACTTTTGTGTAATTACTAAAATCACAATACAAGTATTGACACCAACCACCGAAGCGATATTTATCATTTAGATACCTACATTGAGAAGTCCACTTACTCTTTGTAATAATCTCGTACACCGTTCCTTTATGGATGAAAAGGTCGCCGACTTTTAAATTGGAAAGTTTAACTGTTTTCATTTCTTTCTTTCATTCCGTTCCCGATTGTCTTCCGAAACACACATCTTGTACCATGATGTCTTGATGTGATACGCCTTTCCGTTGCGATAGATTGTCCTGTCATAGAAGCAGGATAGTAGAAGCGGTCTTTTGCAGCGGCTGCACACCTTGCGTTCTACCCCGTCCACCATCACCCGGTTCCTCGGTTTCTGTTTCACTATCTCGCACGAGCCGCATTCGGATGCACCGTACTTCCGGCAATAGGCAAGGGAATGCTTGCCACATTTCGCGAAAGAGGTGCAATCGGAGCGGGGGACTGTCTGATGAACATTCATACTGCATCATCCAATAAGTCAAACAACGTGGGCGCGCTCACTTCCATTTCTGCTTCATACAAGTATGAAAGGCTGTCTTTCCAGTAATCGTAATTCAGTTCAGTAGATAATCCTTTACGTCCTAAATTAACAGCACAATAAGGAACGGTTCCGATACCACCGAACGGGTCGAATACCAGTTCGCCCTTATTTGAATACCGTTCAATCAGTCTTTCGACAATATCCAGCTGAAGTGGGCAGATGTGGTTCTGCCGTTTCTTCTGCGACTGTCTCGTATTGAGTGTGCGCATTCGGGTTACATCATCCCATATCCAGGGCTTCTTGCTTACCGGGTCAACGGCCATAAACGTTTTAGGCAGCTTTCCGTAGGCTTCCAATTCCTCAGCGAATGATACATGTTCCTCGTAGTTATATATATGCTCGCGTTCATAATGCCTGAACAAATGGCGTATTTTATCAATACCGGCACCTTTCATATCCTCGTAACTCAACAGAGAGTTACCAGAAGATTTCCAACTTGCATGAGCATCTATCTGCCAACGGGCAAGCGAGTATTCACTCTTGTTTTTTACCACCGGAAAATCAGCATAGGCTCGTGAGGTATCAGAAGGCAGCTTGCGGAAAAGAAGAACATATTCCGGGCAACCGATACCCATCTTTGAACCGTCCTTACACATTTCAGTATAGCCAAGTCGGTAAGTCTGGTTATTCTCCCTCACTACATCCGTATCCACTGTTATACGCCCCATGTAGCGGAACCCGTGTTTCATGTAGTGGAATACAGTCATTTCACTGAACGGGTCAATAGTGGGCATGCCATCACCCGTAGCGTTGCCGAACAGTACGCGGTCTTTCACATGGATACAAGCCAACCGGCCAGGCTTCAATATACGCATCAATTCAGGAGTAAGGTAATCCATCTGCTCAAAGAACTTGCTATTGTCTTCATTATGCCCGAAGTCATTATAGGTCGGAGTGTACTCATAGTGGTTGGAGAACGGGATGCTGGTTACAATCAGGTCTACTGAATTATTTTCCATTTTCTGACATTCAAGAACATTGTCGTTATTTATGGCCCTCCAAAGTTTACCGGATTTCTCTTCCCGACTGGCGAACATCCACCGCATCATTTTTTCCTCTGCCTGCAAACCGAACAAACCGTTCTCGCGGACTATATCGGTCATCTTGGCTACCATTTGGAGGTGTTGCGCCCACTTCTGCATGAAGCTCTTGTATATCTCTCCCTCGCTTTCCGCATAGACCAGATAAAGGTCAACCGGATGCTGCTGCATAAACCGGTAGATACGGGCTATTGCCTGGAACTTGTCATTGAAACGGTAGTCGATGAACATGATTGCCTTGTGGCAGTGGTACTGGAAGTTCAAACCCTCACCAAGCATTTCAGGTTTGGCGGCCAGATATTTCAGACGTCCGTCTTTGAAATCCGCTATCACCTTGTCCGCTTCATCATCATCCTGTGAACCATATACAGCCTTACATCCGGGTATGGCGTCACATAATGCCTTCCGTTCATTTTCCAAGTCATGCCATAAAAGGAAATGGTCGTCCTTGTTTTCAGGACGGTTAATGATTTCCACCACACGGGCAATCTTTTCCTGCATGTTGTCCCGGCGTTCTTTCGCTGCGTCGGCAAGACCGAGAGCAGCCTCACGAAACATCTTCACTTGTCCGTCACGGTCGGCTCCGGCAGTGGAGTTATCCACACTAACCACTTCCTCATGTACACGCAGTTCAGGCAGTTCATATCCTATATCGGGATAACCGAGGTCGGACGGTTTAGTGAGGAACAACGCCCATGTACTTACCCAAAGCCAGAACTCCTTTTCCTTATGCGGGTAAAGAGTAAGATTATTTGCCTTCGTGCTGTCACGCTGAAAAAAACGGGTAAGCGCCTGCCCTGTATCCATTACACCGAGATAACCGGCATAATGTATCAATTCCTTGTATCTATTAGGTGATGGTGTGGCAGTAGCGACAAACCTGTACGGTACTCCTGCAAACAAGGGAAGAAACTCTTGATAGGTCTTAGTACCAAAACCACGCAGTACACTCGCTTCATCCAATGATGTTACGGCAAAGTAGGAAGGTTCTATTCTCGCCCCGTCTTCACCGTCACGCACACGTTCGTAGTTTGTGACCATGATGTCGGTCGGGCATATCATCACATCAGCCATAGTTCGTACATAGGTCACTTTTATGTGCAGATGTTGTTCCGCTTGTGTAAGGAACTCAACTACTACACGTTTGGGACAAACTATCAGCCCTTTGCCGCCTTTGTGTTTCAGAACTACCCGAAGTATCTCCAACTGGGTTACGGTTTTCTGCATACCGAAACTGGAGAATATGGCACGGCAACCGCCGGACACCGCCCAGCGGACTGTATCTTTCACATGGGGATATAACGACGGTGTCAGTTCATCCGGATTGACCTCGAACCCGGTCTGATGACTGATGGCCATCTTGTCTTTCAGAAATTCTATATATTCTTTCATTATGCTATTTCTTTCAATAATTTCATTGTTTCACTTCTTTAGGTTTCCAATCAGACGGTAATTTTGCCCACTCGCGGAACTTGGCGTCGAAGTCGTCCATGTCCCTGAACATATCCATCTTCGATTTCTCTGTCTCTACGAGTGAGGAGAATTCCAGAAAGTACAAATCTGCGCTTTTAACGAAATTGTTATGCAGCCTCTTCAGGTTTCCGAGAAGCAGTCCTTTGGCGCTCATCAAGTCTGCCGCTTCCTCCATCAGCATGTTGGCTTCGCAGTTCAGTATGTGTGCGGCTGAAAGAAGGCTGTTCATTCTGTCAATGCTACCATCGGCTGTGGCGGCGTCAATTAGTTGTTTTCTTGGTTTCATAATCGTGTATAAATTATTTATTTCTTATTTGGATAAACCCTCGTTTTTCGCATTCACGAAGAAGCAACAAATCTTCTTCTTTAATTTCGCATGGCGTTTCGTGGTTGATGCTCATATACCGTGAAATTCCGAATTTCCTGCATATATCGTTATAGAAACGCTTTTGTCGACCTTTTGCCATCCAACAGATTGTTAGTTTCATACGTTTTACCCCTATTAAAACTCGCTTGGCTTCTTTTCCAGACCCTCGTATCTTTTTCTATTCAATTCAGCAATCAATTCATCCGACATCCTCAAGGCGTTGATGGCAGATTTGTCACCGGACAGTGCACGTTTTTTAAGTTCCTCCCGATATTCTTCGTAGAACATCCCATTGGTTGTTCTTTGCTCATCAGCCATGTGTGATTTATGCTCATTCCATGACTGGCTATCAGCAATAGCACAACGTTCTTTGTTGTATTCACGTAACCAGCCCATAATAACTTGCCCGTCTATGCGGTTGTAACTTTCTCCATATTTCATTTTCATTGCATTTTTGAAACACAATTTGAAATCGTCAGTTTTCATGTAAGGGTATTCCTCAATGATTAAGTCTACGGTCATTGCAACCTGTGTGTCAGACATGGTATTAACCACATTGAAGAACGCCAAAGCGTCAGCAATTAAAATTACCAATATGGCTCTCGCCTGCGGCTCTCCGAGTTTTCTGATTATAGTCCCTATGGCCGGCTCATTGCTTAGAAATACATCCTCAACTTTTTTCGGGCGCAGAGTTTCGCAATATTTCTCCGGCGAGGTCTTTAAGACGACTAACCGATTCTCTTCTTGTGGTGACAGTATCAGTTCGTTTCCCATTATAATTTCCTTCCAATATTTTAGTAAAGTTTGCTTGTTTGAAAATCCAATCAAAGTCACATTTCCAATTGCGGTCATTAGCTCCCAGCAGAAATGGGGATTGAAGAATGAGATTGAAAACAGTCCTCACTGACTCTTTTCCATACTGGGCTATCCGGGCTTTTACAGCCTTTTTTCTCACATCGGTCATTGATTTTATCTGCTGGAGTCTATCTTTGAATGTGGAATTATAGTATTCCATCAATCCGCTGTAATCAATCTTTTCAGAAAGAGAGGGCGAAGAAAGCTTGTCTTTCTTTGATACTCCGTCAGGAGTATTTTCTTTCTTTTGCTGGGAAGATATATCTATATACTCTCTTTCTTCTTCTTTCTTTGTATTTGTGCCCTCCGTGTGCCCTGATTTTTGCAAAAGTTCGGATTGCGGCAGATTGTTGTTCACAGACTGTGCCCCAAGTTGTGCCCTTAACTGTGCCCATTCGGACTGTAATTCTTTGATTTTCTTTTCAATATCTGTGCCCTTGCATGTGCCCTTACTTGTGCCCATTGGATTATATTCTTCATATTTACATAGGGTTATAAGGTTCATTCCCTGATTGCACTCAACAGTTATCATACCTTTTTTCTTAAGATGTACAAGAAAGGAACGCACTTTCTTTTCAGACCATTTCCAGCGTTGAGATAAAAATCTTATGGATGCAGGATATTGACCTCTTGAATAAGAGATTTCTCGACCTCCGATACTCTCCTTTCGGGGCGTTGCCTCAAATCGTGCAGACTGGATTAAGTCTAACCACGCTTCACAACTGCTAAAAGTACGGGCTTCATTCCACATTTCATTCGAGAAAAACCTGCGGCTTAGCCTCAAAAATCCTTCGTCCATAGTTTTAGAATCTCACGTTTGTTAATTGCCTTCCTTTCGAGTAAACTGCCCATTTCCCATTTCCGCTATCAAACAACCGTAAGTCCGACACCTCTCCGAAACGTTTGATATTACCGCATAAATCCACAATCCAGCCACATTCTTTGGAAGGATGCGGGCGGATGGCACGACCAACTATCTGATACCACATAGCAAGTGACATTGTAGGACGTGCCATAACGACTGTATCAAGTTCCGGATAGTCAAAGCCAGTCGTAAGTACACCCACATTAGCTACTACCGGAATTTCACCAGCTTTGAACGCCTCAAGAATATGTTCACGTTCTTTCTTAGGAGTATCACCTGAAACGATAGCGCAACCGGGTATTGACATCGTTAACCGTTCCGCTTCTTTCAAAAAACGGGTAAAGACCAAAATACCCTTCCGTTTTCCTCCGGCTTTGGGATTCATCAGCCTTTGGACGATATGAACGAGATAACCGTAGAAGTCTATCCGTTCATATTCTTTTTGAACTGACCTATCCGTATAGTCGGCACCAGTAGTATTTACTTTCAAGTTAAGTTCATTCCACCCTGAAGGATTCATTGAATAGTAATCCAACTTCGCCAAGTAGCCCATATCTAATAGGGTTGATACCTGTACATGATAAATGACCTCTGAAAAGACATGAGGTTTTGTCCGAGTGATAAATTTCAGCATGGAGCCGAAATCACGACTGGAGCTTAAACGGTATGGCGTTGCTGTCAGTCCAAGAACCTTACACTTCACCGCATCAAAAAAATCTTTGTACATACCCTCTTTGGGGTTTACAAGATGACATTCATCCACAATGATGTTCTTGAAGTGGGTAAACAGTTCGGGATGATTCTTCACACTGCCGATGGTGGCAAATGTTATCCGGCTTATTTCTTTTGAGTTAAAGGATGCAGAATAGATACTGCAATCGAGTATTCCGTATGAACAGAGTTTCTTGAAATTCTGTTCGAGTATTTCCTTCGAGGGCTGGAACACTAAGGTATGTCCATCAAGTCTTGCGGCTATATCCGCTATGATAAGCGACTTTCCGCTGCCCGTAGGTAACACCATAATGGCATTTGTTTTCTTTGCCTTGTTATTGAAGAAAGAAATAGCAGCATCAGAGGCCTTCTGTTGGTAATCTCGTAATACATAACTCATAGCCCTTTCTCCTTTCGTAACTTTTTATTAAGTGCTTTGTAATACTTGATTAGCTGTTCATACTCAAAATCAGTCATTTTGGAAGTGCCGGCAGCTTTCACCTTCAGCAAATCAAATTTCTGTTGACCTATTTTAGCAATTAGATTCACCCGATAGCCTTCCAAATGGTCAGCTTTGAATCTGTTGCAGTGTCGACATTCGGCATGGCAATTATTCTCATCAAACCGTGTCGCCAAATGTGTACGACTGAAATAGTGTCCGCAGTCAGCTTGTCCGAATGGTTTTATCTGTCCGCACGAGATACATCTAAAATACCCGTTTGGCATTGCATCACGAAGCCGGATAAAAAGGGAAAACTCCTTGTCGAGCTTAGCTTTCAAATCCGGCTTCTTCTTTATTGTTATCCCTGCTTTATCAAACAGAGGTAAAGGCTTGTCTTTCTTCTTGGCCTTTGTTCGTTTTATGTAGTATGGCATTATTTAAATCCCCATTCTTTCATGTAGTCAATGTTTTCAGGAAATCCCTCTACTGATTTAGGCCTAAGGAATATTTTCTCACTCTTCAATGGAGTGCCTCCCCAAACAGTAGCAGGGCATTCTTCATATTCTTCTTTAGAAACTTCACTTACATTAAAATGGGGTTGGAAGCCATATCCCATTACGCTTTCCCCTAAGTAAGTACCAAACTTCTTTAAAGCCCATTGAAATGCAATATCTTTATATAGGTAATGTTTAGAAAACACAGCCACATATATTTTATGAGAGAAATTTCCTGTTTCTGTTAAGTCAGGATTACATCTGATACAGAAATACTTAATACGTGAAAGTATTTCTTCAACAAACCTTTCATGCTGTTCGCAATCTTCTTTCGTTAAGAACTCTTTCCCGTCATTTGCAATGTAAATAGTCTTGGTAATTTCTTTTGTTTCCATGCTGTTTTTTATTAAAGCCCCGAAGCGTATTCTCCGGGGCACAACCATTATTTACTAACCCTTGCCATTTATGTGTGGCTCACATTTATGTGGAGATGGGGCGATTCGAACACCCAATTAAGGACTTATCCTTTTGCGCTACTTCTAAGGTTAATTACTCCTTATATCTCACGTACCGTACTTTCTACCATGTGCACCTCTCGAAAGTTAAAAGCACTCCACTGCGCCCCCCCCCCCATTTTCGCCCGCCCCATCTTCACAGACCGGACAGGCAGGTTAACAAAGTTATTCCATATAAGCCATTGAAAACTCTTTCGGAATAAACCGCCCGACCGGAATAGGTTTGGCTGATTCAATAGCCGTGTGAATTTCTCTCTTTTTGAACTCATATCCCTTTTCTTTGGCTTGTTTCTCACATTCTTCCTCTTTGTTTTTGAGATAGTGGGTAATAAGCATCATCGCTCTGTCAACGTTGAAGGTGTTCACGACAAAGGTTTGGACTCTTTCGTCTTCATTCTCCCCTTCCGTGAATGTGATTTTCGTCTCAATCTGATAGAATTTCTTTTCATTGGGCTTGGAATCTCCCTCTTCTTCATCTTCTTCCGTTACAGAATCGTTTAAAAGGAATGTATCTTTTAATTCTTCGAGGGTGGCATCATCTATCTTGCGTTCTTTCAAATTGTCAGTAAGAATCACGCAAGAATCGAATTCCTTGACCATTGTCAAGGTGAATCCGAACATATAGTTTAGTTCGATGTAATCTTTCAAGATACTACAAGAATTCTCCAATCCGGTGGCATACAGCAGGAACTTATGTTTCTTGTCCCCTATTTGTGCCTGTGCAAGATAGGGATATAAGAATTTGTTCTCGTTCTCGAATGCCAAGCGGTTCTGGTTGCTGACTTCCACTTCCTTGATGCCGTCAACTTCCATACTGAAACGAATTTTCGCCAAAGTGTCTTGGTCTATCAGCGTGCCACGGTCAAAAAGAATTTCATTCCGTTCGATGATTACTGTTTCACCTGTATCTTCATCAATGAAAGACTCCTCCCATGTTTTGAGGACACGTTTTGCAAGGTACATGTTGAGCATCTTTTTCGGGTCAGATGTCACATACCTGATTTCTGTTTTTCTTGTTTCTATCATAGAAATTCTTTATTGTACATTGTTTAACAAGTGCTTCTTGTAATTAGAGCGTACAAACGATTGTTCTTCGTCATTTAAAGAGTATGCCTTTACCATGAACTTCATTGCCATATCTTCGTTATTGTCGGACAACGGATAGTAATCAGTGGCAAAATTGCAAGAAAGCGTTTCAAGACGGTCGTATTTGTTGCGAACCTCACGAACACGTTCTGTTATCTCCTGTACTAATTCAGCCGATTCGGAAAGTTGCTTTTCGTATTCCTTTTTATCTTTCTCCGCTTGTTCTTTCATTACCTTGTTCTGTGCGGCAAAATTTGAAATCTTAGCATATAGTTCATTGGAGTAAGCCCAGCCTGAAAGAATATCAAAATCTGAGTTCCCGTTGAACTTGTATCGTTCACTCTTTTTAAGGTACTTGTATTCACTTCCAAGTCTATTCCAATCGTAATCAACTTTTCGTAAAGACTTTGCACTTTTCAGGATTTCCGCAACCTTAGTAGCTTCCTCAATGTCAGTAAAAGCAAAACCATCCAAAAGTGGGATAGAGAAATACTGTGTGTCGGTAGGTTCAATCTCGAACAATTCTGGAACTTTCGGTTTATCTAAAAGTTTAATGCCTTCCTCCATCATGCGGAATTTTATCATTTTTTGGACATCTTCGTCCGACAAAGCGATTATTTCTTGCTCTGTCATTTCGCTAATATTCTTCATAATCTCAATATTTTAAATAAATTCTTTATTACGTTCAATTTCTTGTTGTGCGTAGATAAGCATCTGCTGTTCATTTGCGGCAGGTAAGTAAATGCCAGCTACTGATGCCGACCAATTTCGGAAACGGTCAATGCTTAAAGTCATTTCACCTGTTGTCAGCTCGGCAGAACTGCGCAAATAGGTTACTTCATTGCCTTTCTTGTTGACCATCTTACGTTCAAACAAATCACGGTTGCAAGTCCTCTTATAAAAATCAATTTTTGCTTCGTCGAGACTGCAACCGTACTCACTACCGAAATACCCTAAAAGAAGATGCAAGTAGCTGTTTTGGGCAAGCGTGCGGTTAGGTAGTTTCTTTTTCACTTCCACCACCGCACGTTCACTAAACAGCTTGTTTACATACTCCTTGAACTTGGGTATTTGATATTCATTCTTCAAGTCGAACAGCATACGCTAAAAAGGTAAATCGTCCTTTACATTGCCATTAGCATCAACCGGAGGCGGAAAGTTCTGCGGCTGTTGCTGATAGGTCGGTTGTGGCGCTGGCTGTTGTACCGATGTTGTTTGTTGGGATTGAGATACACCGCCACGCGCATCTATTTTGTAGCACCGAATAGATGCCATACGTTTGAGTTCTCCGTCTTGATTCGTCCAAGAACGCCCTTGTAAGACAAATGATACAGTAACAACATCACCCTGATTAAAGCGGTCAAGTTCTGCACACTTATCGCCTGAAAACTCTAAGGGAATAACATTCTCATACTCGCTACGCTCTCCCGTATAAGGGTCGTAAGTGGTAGCATCTAAAATGAACTCCCGTTTTGTAAACGAGGAACCACCGTTTTTGGATGGTATTTGAACAGTTTGTCCGATTTCGGTTATCCGTCCAGTTATTTGATTTGCCATAACCTAATATTACTGGTTCTTTTTATTACATATTGCAATCTCCACACATATCCACAAGGGAATCAAATTCTTCTCGTGAGTATTCAAATCCATTGATTACGATTACCTCGTTACCATTTTCGCCAAAATAAACTCCATCATTCATTTCCAAAGATTTTAGTGTCAGTTATCAATTTTCTGTTTTCTTCCAAGAACCGGACAAACTCTTCACAATGGTTAGTGAGGATTGGTATATCATGTTCAGGATTGAAAACGTATGTTTCTGTATAGGTATCTACCACATAACCGCCTTTATTAAACTCTACAATGTTGTATTCAAACGTCCGCACATCCGAACCGTTCTTCATCAAAGCGTATGGATAAACCAAATGTTGGTGGTGGTCTTTGAACTTCCCTACGGTATAGCTTCCAGTTGTTTTGATGTCGTGAACACTGGTAGGCATCAGTTCGTCAATCAGACCATAAACCAATACACTACCGTATGCAGTAGGCAAGATGGCTTCTACTCTTTGTTGGGTTAATGCCCCTTTGTAGTAGTTGGCAAACTCGCGGCAAAGGTCAATGTGAAAAGTGAAAGTGCGATTGTTGTAAACAGCTTTTATTCCGTAAAGTGTTCCGTCATCGTGATATGCCTTGCTAATTTCCATTATAGAAGATTTACGGTTCTCAATCATACAATCAATGATTTCATTGAAAGCCGTGCCACGGTCTGCCGCTTCACTATCAAACGGTTTGCGGTTAATACGGTCTATCAGTTCTTGAAACTGCTTCTGCCGAAACTCTTCTTCCGTACATGGTGGATTCTCACTCCACCCATAATAACGCTCATATATGACATCGCTATTAAGGTAATTGAAGTAAGAATCCAATAATGTTGCATATATACGATAGTTAGGCTGCATCTGAGTAGATTTTAGTTTCCTTATTGAATATCAGTCCCAAAGCCTTTACCTTTGCAGCAAACAAACTTCTCGCCATCATCAAAGAACTACCAACGTGTTCAAACTCATTAATATGAGAGGCGAACTCATTAGCAGACTTGGCATCAGTTATAAATTCGATACTTTCTTTGATTTCCTCTATCACCTTATCATACTTTTCCTGTGCCTCTTTCTTGGCTGCAAGCATACCCAAATACGAATTGATTATCTTGGCAGTGATAAAGTCGTTCTTGGCGGTTGGATTACCATTCTTGTCAAGAATGGTAGGAACCTCCATTACTGAAGGAAGATTGCAAGTATTCTTACCGTCATTTCTTGAAGTTGGGTCAAAAGTGATGGTACGTCTTTGGACGCCTCTTTCGCTTTTCATTTCAAGATAACCGAGCAAATCCAGTTCGGTAACGATAGAGTTGTAGGATTTTTCACGCAAGGCAGGGATAAACACCGTATCATCACCTTCTTTTCTTGTGTCGCGATGGGCAACGAAAATGATGTGCTTGTTAAGCCCCGAAAGTGTTCGTGTCATCCATGAAAATTCGGCATTGATACCGCTCCAATCCTTGATAGACGGTTGGCGGCTACCACATTTATAAGTAATGATGAAATCCATCATCTTACCGATTGTATCAACTACAATGGTCTGATAAGCAGACAAATCCTCCTGCAAGACCTGTTGAACATCACTCCATGAAGTGACCTGTACAGTATCTATGTTTTCCAAATGCGCCATATTCATACGCTTAACACCATTATCGAAATCCAATAATAACGGTTTCGGTGCGCTCAATGCCACTGTTGATTTTCCCATACCAGCCTGGCCGTAAATCATCATTTTCACTGTGGTAGGGATTACTAATTCATTTGATTTTTTTATAAGACTCATAATCGTAAATATTTAAAAGGTTAATCCAATTGTATCTCTCGCCATTATTCCGCTGACATTCGCCAGCGACAAGGCTTGTTTGATTTCTGTTTTTGAATAATAAAGGGGGGAATTTCGGCTTTCTCCTTTTCTGATAGGCTTTATCAGTTCTTTATTCACAAGTACATTGAACCGCTTCCAGTCTATTCGCATCATCCTTAGCCATTTCTTTACATCCCTCAATCGGATAAGGTCTTGTGCCGGCTCATATGCCTTGACCGCCTCCATATAACCAACCTGATAACTGTCTATCATAATGGATTGGATTTCTTCTATATTCATTCCGCCCTCCTTATTATTTCAATCCGTTCTACTCTTAGTTCTCTTCCTCTTCTCATTTCGCTCTGTTCGTGATAAAGCGATAGAGAAAATATACATAGCAAACTATAAGCTACAGACATACGAACTGTTGGTGAAAAATCCATTGTAAGTTTTACACCGGCTATCCGTTCGTAAAGCATGGTAGCAAGCTCTCTCCCATTCCGTACATGCAATATATCAAAAGCCTTTTGCAACTGGTTGTTAATTGTGCTAACCGCCCGACATTTGATATTGGCAATTTCCTTTTTCTCATACCCTTGCGCATACATCCGTGCTGTAACCTCGCATTCAGGGGTGAGTTCTGTAAATACCCGTTCCATAATCGTGTGAGCTAATGATTATTTCAGTCGTATAAGCGAAGAAAAACCTGGGCAATCTGTTTTTGATACCCTATACATAATGTCAAGTTTTCCTTTCAACTTCTTCGTGAGCCGTGCTTCTTTGTTTCTTCGGGCAGCTTCCATTTTTATCCCAGTGTGCCGAGAGGCTTCAAAGGGGATTCGATATATATCCCCAACCTTTATACTATCAAATAACTTAGTTGTCTGATAGTTCTCATCTACTTTAATTTCCTTTATCATACGCTTTAATTTTGAAAAAAATAGTGGTGATAGCAGGATTTGAACCTGCATAAATTGCTAAGTTTATTGCCGAGCAACGCGTTTCCTATTCCGCCATATCACCGGAAAAAGGTGCGCTATCTTCACAGACGGTACACCCAGTACAAACACAAAATAAAACACGACAAAACAATTTTAACCACCCGTACAAGGGTAAAGGGGTAGCTTGTACTCAGCATCCCTCACGGCTTTTAGTACGGTATAGCACTGACCTTTTCTGTGGCTTTGTTCCCCTGAACCAATTCGATTGGCAACATCACGTTATAATCAGGGGATTTTCTTAACTTTGAGGTGTCAAATCTAAAAATTAAGAAGTATGAAACAGTTTATTGAAATTCCCCAAGACGGGGAATCTGTACTGATTAATGTCAATCACATCGCTGCTGTCAAGTCTAAATCATTTGGTGATGAACAAGGATGTGAAATATTTGTCGCTACCCCTTATCAGAGGGAGCATTGGACTGTCGAGACTGGATGCCTAATAATCCAATCCAAGTTTTCACTCTCTCATCTTCGCCAGCTGATAGAAGAAGCTCTTTAGAGGTCTTACCGTCAAGGATGAACTCTACCCAGGCTTGAACGGCTTGGGTAGTTGAGTGTGTGCCAACTTTCAGAAGAAGCTCTTTGCGTAACTTCTGTTCTTTTCTCTTTCTGAAATACTGAAATATTCTTTTAATCATCACTATATATTTTAAACTTCAACCGTTTTTATTGCCTGTAAAGCCCCCTTTTCATTTCTTATAATTACCGTTATATCCTGCTTCGGTATGGTAGCTTCGTATTTTTTTATTGACTTACGGGCTTCTTCTATCCCCTTACTTATTTCAGACAAAATTTTATCCATTAATTCTTTTCCCATAATTTACTGAATTAAAATTAGTGCCTGTACCCTAATCGAATAGTAGAACCTTATTTCAGTTCAGTACAAGCTATATTTAGACCTTTCAGCGATACGGACACCTGCCCCGCATACTTGACACCGTAAAGATGATTTTCGGTGCTGAAAGTAAAGTTCATTTCAAATCAATATAGCCTACTACCAGTCACCGCATCCCTGCTATGGCAGCTTCTATATTTCGTTATCTTGGTTAATCTTGTACGGCTTATGAATTACACCGCAAAGGTTTTCACATACTTGTCAAAGAACTAATCAATAGTGCCCTACCCGATTCTCGCTATCAGTTGCCGTTCAATCCGTCAATAGGGCTGTCGTGCGTGATATAATCGTGTGATTAATCATCATAAAAGAACTTCTCGCCCGGCTTTCTGAAAAGCCTGTAGCTTGCATACAAGCAGCTTAATACTATCAATGCCTCTATCATACTGCCATTCTATCAAGTTGAAACTCTATATAATCAATCTCTTCTTGAATAACCTCTAAGGCTTCTTCTTTCGTATCGGTGTTGCAGAAAACGCATGCCTCTGCATCAGACATTTTATCCACCTCTTCAAGTTCTTCACAAGCCTTATCTAAAGCCTTTTCAAAGGCATAAGCTTCTATACTATCACATACTCTATAGTTTCTCATATCAGGCAATTTTTAAAAGGTTAGCTTTCTTGTAGCATCTGAACTCTTGGCGTTCTGTGTCGAAATAGGTCTGGACTGTATCGTTCTTCTTTCTGTTGTCAGTACCAGTAATGGTAGGCATCAGCTTTTCATTTAGTGTACCGTAGGCTTCTCTTACAGAACCATCCACCTTTTGAAAGTAGAATTTCACAATCTTGCTTTTCATCTGCAATTTCAATTTCATGTTAGCCCAAGCGCACTTTAATGCTTCTGACATCGTAAAACCGTTCTTGCGAACAAACTGCCATGCAAGACTCATAACTTCGTGTAAAAAATTCTTCGTGCTCATAATCGTGTGATTTAATATGTTTATACTATTGCACCTTATTTGTAAGTTGCGTATCTTTGTATCGTTATCGTGATGCAAAGATACCATATTGTTTGTAATTACAAACACAAAATACAAACAATGTTTGTTTATAAACATTGTTTAACTATTAGGGTAGTTTATACTTTATTATATGAAAAAAGAACATAGAGATAGAAACTGGATATCGTGGATAGCACTTGGGGTGAGTGTTGTTGCAATATTGCTATGGCTATGCAAATACGAACCTGTGACATGGACTCTATTAGATTCTGTGTTAGCTGTTCTTTCTTTTGTTGTGGCGATTATTTCTGTACTTTTTGCCTTTAATATGTTTGGAGTAAAGAAAGATTTGTCTGAATACGTCAATAGAAGAACTGATGATTTGGAGCGTGAACTTCATCAACAGACTTTAAAATCCGCCTTTTACATAGAAGTTAGAATGCTGCATTTAGCCACAATTCAAGGTGATAAAGAAGACATAGAACAATCTATATACATGATGCTTGACATCGTAAAAATTACAAAGAATAAAGAAGATATAGATTATATTTTACAGAAACTAAAAGAAATAGAGGTTGGAACAAATGACGCTTTCAATACCAAAATCTCTATTGAAAAACTAAAAATAAAATTGGAAAGTATTAAAAATATATCATGTGATGCAGCAATTTTTATCAATCGATTATCTATGCCTTAATGATATTATCGCATTGTCAAATAAATCATTAATTGCTTCACGTGATTCTTTAAGTTGCTTACTGCATCCTGATTGATATTTATTTGATTTGCCGTGGAACTTCAAACCGATTAATATCATAAGGATTGATATAGTTGCGTTCATATCATTTTATATAAGTAAAAGCGACAAACTCCAAAGTTGCGGTTTGAAGTTAGGTCGCCTATATAGTCCCTTACGGGAACAGTTAAACAATTTAGTCGAAATCATCCGCAACTTGATTCCGGCACAAATATACAAACTTTGTTTGTAATATCTATATGATT